TCTCTTGTCATAGAATCTACAATATTCATTGAGGATAGCTCCAAATGTCGCATTAAGATTAATCTTTTTTACTAGTTGTCGTTTATCATAATAGCCATATTCAGGTGTACCATATGCGGCTTTTGCCTGGTCCTGTATTGCTTTTCTTTCAGTAAACCATCTAGTCAGCAATCTAGGAATTATTCCTTCTCTTTCATATGTAAATATTGTACCATTAGCAGAAAGAATCCATGGACTATTACTATCAAAAATCATCTTGTGAATCTCAGCAGCAGACATTTCTATACTTCGGCCGTCTTCATAGTCTACCCAAAGAAGCGTCCCGCGTTCTTTGTTCATAATTGCTGTGTATTCAAGAGACGCAAATAGCCCCTCCCAAAGCCTTGACCCAGTTACACCTTCTTCTTCACTGTCGTCTCCGAACTTTTTCTTCTTTTTGTTTTTCTTTTCGCGGGCAAGCCGCATGCTTTTTTCAGACATATATTGATCAGTAAGCGTCTGCCTGACCTGAGCTATAAGGGTTTCTGGAGACATGTTTAATGCTCTAATATCAGATGGATACAGCGACGTAATATCGACTACACCGACATATTCCTGTAATCCTATTTTTGGTATGGCTACAAATCCGCCAGCTGACGGGAATTCCTGCGTTTCGGTGGATGCGTTTCTTTTCTCTCTATCAGGAAGAACAACACCTAGTGATTTAGCTTCATTGAATATAGCCATTTCAGTCATTCGCACTGTTCCCATAACATCTGGGATCAATACACTATTTTCGTGTGCTAGAACGTTAGCAAGATCGAGAAATTGTAGCTTATTATGAATTTTCACCATAAGCATAGTATCTTGTCTATTATATTCTATGAATTTTCTGAAATCTTTATTGTATAGTTGATCAAGACTGCCTTCATATTGTGTCTTGCGTTCATTCACTTCCATTTCACCGATTGCATCTAGTGAATAACTATGCCTAGACTCATAATTGAACTTCTTATACAATTGAAGATAGTCCATATGAACCCGACCGACAAGGTCGTATGTCTTTTGTTCTTTACCAAAGCGTTCATAAGATCGTACCTTAGGTAATTGATCCAGTAAGCAAAATCTGCGCGTGTCGTTTTTTGACATGATCCTTGTTACACGATTGACCATATACGGCAAGTCGTATCCTTCTGAGTTCCAACCAGTTAGAACATCAGCATCCTCGATCAGATCAAAAAATATCTCAAACATTTCTATTTCTGATCGAAAAAGAAAACAGTTGGTGAAGTCTTTAGATATTAATTCTGCGTCTTCATCTGACATATCTTTGGGTGGTATGACCAAAGTGACGCACTGGTCTAGCCAATCTAGATATACTGTAATGGCAGTTACCGCATTGAATGGATCTTCTGGCGGAGCGAAGCCCTTGACAATATCCCAATCAGATTCAATGTCCAAGAAGCATGTATGAAGTTTAGGCTCATCTACGCCAAGATAATTATCTGATAGACATCTAAAGACTACATTTATATCACTCTCGAATAACTTTTTATCAGAGTGTATTCTGCGTTCTCGTTCAAACTCATTACGTTTGCGAGTGGTTACCCGAGTAACTGGATCACCGTAAATAGAACGGTGTTTTCCTTCAGTATCTTGATAATAGAGAACGTACTTTGTTGGGTACTCTTGTATCAGACGTTTACCATCTGAGGTTCGCTCTATAACATTAATTTTATCCTCAGTAGAAGATAAAATCGCGTCAACATAAGACATTATATTTAACCAGTACGGCCTACACTCTCTAAAATTTCATTGAGTGCCTCATGGTCAGTATTTGTTTCAGTAAGTCTTTGCTTGTGTGCTATTCGCACTGCTTTCTTGAGAATACTGGGCTTTAAATCTAGCTCCTCAGCCACTGCTTTGATTGTGTCATTTAGGCCGCCAGTTAATACTTCTACTTCTTCTAATACTTCAATCCCCTGATTTACGATCTCTCTAAGCTTGATAATTGCATCTGCACTAAAAACTCTATTTGTTGACATAGGTAATCCTTCTAATAATGTCTAAGTATAGTTTAATTTTGTTTAAAGGTATACTGTTTAGGTAACCAAACTATTGGAAAATATGGTGGTTCTTCTCGCCATACCGCTTAATTAGAACCCCAGCTACGGAATCGGCTTCAACTTCTATAGGGCTACCAGGATAGCTATCACCTGGTTTAATCTGGCCCAATTCTTGTTGTCGGACATGTACCAATTCATGAAGTACTGTTCGTAGCAAATCTACTAGATTACGATTCTTCGCATACACCCAAATTTTATCTGAACCGGGGATATGTCCTCCTGTATGATGATTATGTTGTGCTTCTTCAGTGTCCATGCTCAATTCTATTTTGGGCAGACGCTTTATGTGTAGTTTCTTTGCTGCCCAGATAGAACATTTTTGAACTTCTTCTTCGATGTCTAATTCAGAATTTTGATCATCATCGGTTTCAGTTAGATGTTTCTTAATCCAGTCCTTTGGTGTAGTACTATAATCCTGGATAAAAAGATTATGTAAGGCGTCCTTTGTGATGTTGTGTCTAGTAGCGACCTTCCCTACTAATTCATCTAATGTATTGTAGTCATGCTTTGTTAACGACGGCAACCTCTTAGCGAGGTCTGCGGCGGGCGATTCCATGATGATTTCTTTGATTAGCATTTTATCGCGGCCGGGCTTATTATTGTCCGGACGTGACGCCTTTGTAGACATTCACAAATGCGTCTTTGCTTTGAATAGCTTGTGCTTGAAGTTGTTCACGTACTGCGGGTTTGAGTGCAGCAAACTTCAATAGAAATGCATGCATTTGTCCTGGAGAGAGAACAATATTACTACCATCCTCAAATTTAATAGGAGAAGCACCTTTGTTATCGATTGACTTCTTAAATTGCATAATAAGATGCGGAACAGTGTCAAGATCCGGATCTTCGGATGCAATGTCATCGTCGATATCTTCATTAAGAATAATTTCTCTAATCTTCATTTGAATATATAATCCTAGTTGCTGTAGTATAATGTATTTATCACTTGTGGCATGAAAACAGTAGCTTCGGTCCATGAATTGCATATGTATTTGCCGTTTACCCACCATTCACGTCTTCCGTCAGCATATTCAACAGCAGGGCCATCTTCACGATGAAGTTTGCCGTTTAGATACCAGTAACGGACGTGAGGGTACTCTTGTATCTCATACCCCTTAAGGATATACCAATTACGATCTTGTTCTGTTAATTCAGGTAGCGGGGACATTTTTCATTTCACTTACTGCTCTTCGGTGTTGTTCTTCGGTCATGTATTTGCCGTTTAACCACCATTCCCGTGTTCCGCTTGCCCAGTCAACTGCTGGACCATCTTCTCTATGTAGGTAACCATCTTCATTACGCCAGGCCCGACCTCCGTCTGCCCATTCAACAGCAGGACCATCTTCTCTATAGCATATACTGTTTAGATACCATGCTCGATTCCCGCGCGCGTCGGTTAGTATTTCATATCCCTTAAGAATATACCAATTACGATCTTGTTCTGAAAGTTCAGATGATATCACAGAAAATACCTAATGTTAAAGACGAAAGAAAGAGTAAAGTAAGAGTAGGTCACGAGCAAAAAACACCAGAATACTATGTCGAAACAGTGAGATATCCTTCATGCAAATTAACACCAATGAGACAATCAGCAAAAATCACATATACCTGATCAGCAAACATACAAATCTATGATAATAGATCAGATCACGCAATTATGGCTCCATTACGGAAGCTGGAGTGTCAAAGCTTTGTGTGAAACTAATACAAACTCTTTCTTTCGGGCGGTTTTACTTCAGGGCTAACCGTAAAGAAAACTCCGCCAAACCTAATTCTCCCTTTCCATCATTTGCCATATATCGTATAGCTTCACCATTTTAAGTGGCCATAGAATATCCAAAAACCTCATCAAACGAGTAGGCTTCTTCAATTGAAGTTCTCGCGCGAGGTCGCGCCATTCTTCCAGTGACTTGTAGTACCAATCATCTACAATAGTCATATATTTCACCTTCCAATGTTGTATACTTATTTGCAGAATATCATGTCTGCAAATTTTCACAAGCAATTAATTGTGAATTAGATCAGGTTTTCTTTGGTAAGAATTTCAGTGGCTGTCACTGACAGACGAATAGAATTCTTAACATTCAATTCTAGAAGGTCGTCTTGAAGTTTTTGCTTTTGACGCTTCAGTGTTGCTACAACATTACGATAGCTTTCAATATCCTCTGATCGTAGAACAGAGGTTTGTACTTCATCGGCCCGGCTACCATAGCCAAACGCATCTTCCTTGCGTGTGGCAATTTTTTCAAGACGACCTTGAAGAACCTTAAGGTCAATGCGCTCATCTGACTTAGCAAAAGAACTATAGAATTGGATGTCCTTTTCTAGGCGGGCCATATCAGCCAAAACATCATTAATCTTGTTGTTGGCGTTAACGGTATCAACTGACTTGCGGATTTCGTACAGTACGTCTAGCAACCCCGCTCTGCGGGCAACTGCATCCGCAAAACTAGTATATGCCGTATCTAGAACAGACGACACTTCCTGAAACTCATTCAGGCTTACGGACGTATTCGTGTCTAAATTCTTAATCGCCTCATTGATTGCGACTTGAAGGGCATTAGCCTTGCGCAGGGAGAAATTCTGTGACATGTTATTCTTTTTCCTTTTGTGTCTAATTTTTCATACTATCAGAATAGTATGGGTGTGTCAATACTTTTTTGCGGCTTTGGCTGTTATAGGGGCTTCTTTTTCTAATTGTGCAATCAACTGTGGATATACCTTCTGGTAATATTCATACATCAATTCGAAAGTGGTGTCATGTTTCTTACCCTCGATCACACACTTTTCTACCTTTTTATTAGCAAAATCTAAAATTACATTTGCATTGGTTAAATCAGATGCGCGAATTCTCTTGGATACACTAACCATTTCGTCAATTTGTCCATTGGGCTTTCGACTATATGAAATTAGCAAATATCTCAATCTGTTATCTCCCCACTCCATGCATCAACTAATTGTTGCTTTAGTAATTTGTCTTTGATCCATTGAATAATAGACGGTGTCATATCACCACATTTAAGTTCAACATTGCCAGCAGACACTTCATCTGCTAATTGTTTATCAAGATAGTCTTGTGCTTCCTTGTACGTTACGGGATATTCCAAAATATTTCTCATAGTTATTTTTCTCTTTTAAATTGCTACCAATTCTGCAAAAAGTGCAGCCACGCTTATCTCAGGAATACCCACTAACGGTAAATTTGCTAGTGTGTTGCGAATAAGAATAATTGCAGCATCCTTTTTTGCATTAGTATTCCCCCATAAATCAAGATTATCATATGCCCATTTTACGATATCTTCAGCACGAGTAGGATATGATGATATGAAATTCAATAGCTGCTGTCTGCCTTCTAGAATATTACCAGATTTAAACAACTCAGTTGCTTTGATTAGCAATTCATCTTCGCTTGATCCGGCTTCTCTAATAGGAAGTAGTGTCCCGGACTTTGAATTGTTCTGTAACTGATTAAGACATTTGCGTAAATCCGGATATGACCCACGAACATAAGTGTCAAGTGTGTCCAAATCAAATTCAATGTTTTCTGAAACCAACACAGTGGCCGCTCTAGCAGTAAATTCAATTTGATCTGGTTTAGCAATATGAAACTTGTAGCATCTAGATTCACGAATTGCTGGAATAATCTTGTTTTCGTAATTACATGTAAGTATGAATCTAACAGTACTAGAATAGACTTCCATATCACTGCGTAATGCTGCCTGAAAGTCAGGTGTTGTCCAATCTGCTTCTTCTAATAGAACAATCTTATACTTACCAAACGGCATAGTTTGTGCAAAGTTACTTATCTTTTCTCTTACAACGCCAATTCCGTTTTCACGAGAGGCATTAATCTCTAGAACATCGTATGCATTAATTCCTAATTCATTAATTAAGACTTTAGCAAGGGTGCTTTTTCCCGTACCAGGCTCGCCGGCCAGCAACAAGGAAGGAACAATTCCTTCAGCAATCCATGCCTCTACTTGATCTTTTTGTCTTTGATCTACAAATACATAATCTTTGATTGTTTTTGGTCTATAGCGCTCAGTCCAGAGTGTGTTTTCCACTATTAATTCCCTTATATAAGGTTAATTATCATGCATTAATGGATTAAAGTCAAAGGCCAAATCATTATCTGGGTAAGAAGTGTCATAGTGATACCAACTAGTTACTTTTGTCTTACCATATAGTTTCACTAATGCATATGCCGCAATCACCGCACACAGACCAGTAGTTATCACGGATATTATAACCAAACTGGTATTATTATTTTGCATCTTAATACGGTTTATCAGTCATTGTGTAATCTGATACCGGTACATCTGAAACCAAAAGTAAATCATTAGGATCTACCTTTCGAATGATCTTTTCACCTTCATCATCTTCAATAGTTTGGCCTCTTGACCAGCGCCCATGGGCAACCATAACATAATCGCCTACCTTGACATCTAGCACTTCCGGCCCGATTGCATATACACGCCCCCATCTGGGACGAATGCCCGCAGTCTTCATATCATCATCCAATAGAATTAGACCACCATAACTTAGTCTTTCTTTAAATTCCATACCGTACACTAATATGGTATTCTTCAATGGACGTAGATTATTACCTACATAAGTTCTAGTGAGATTTACCTTTGTTGCCATGTTAGTCTACTTAGTACTCTTCTTGGTCACTACAGCCGACGGTTCAGGTAGCACAAAAGCTGGTGCTTCACTAGCTGGTTTAATAGTTACACTGACAGATGATTGTTCATCTAGTTCTAATACATCAGGAAGAAAAAGATCATCCTCGTGCATAGGCATTGAAGGTGCGATAGGTGTCTTCGGAATATCAGCAACCGGGCGACGTTTCTGAAGTTCACTATTAATTTCATTTGCAGACCGATTCGTTACAGTGCTTTGATAGCGCTGGCTAGCACGTTGCGTTGCCGGAATAATAATTCTTCCTTGTGGATCAATCTGATCGCCACGAGCATTAAGATTCAAATTACTAATTGCTTTTACTCGCTCATTCTTTGCTGCTAGCCGACCCATATCGAGTTGTCTACCTTTAGCGGTTCTATATGTTGCCATAAAATATTCCTTTTTCTATATATATTTAGCCCTGCAGCCTGCTTCAGCGTAAAAAATCTGCGATGTCCAAATCATAAAATAACGAGTCGATACGGTGTATGCCAATTTTGTATAGAACATAACTACTAACACTCGACCCGCGACCAACACCCCATACGATATTATTTTTACGCATGGTATCTACCAGATACTTTAGATATCGTAGCAACATGAATAGATTTCTATCCTGATACATTATCAGTTCCTGACCAGCACGTTGAAGTTCAGCGTCAGTTTTACATTGATCTAATACAAATTGCGCTATATCAAATGTCTTATAATAATCCGGCATAAACCAATTTTGTTGTTTTATTTCATCGAATTCTTCAATTGTTTGGTTATTGGGCGCAGGTACATGCACTTTTAATTCCGGAATATTGATTAATTCTAACTCCGGATCAAAATTAATTGTCTTGTCTATTAGCATATTATGTATAGTGATCTGGTTATCCGACATAATCAGGTCGAATATATCCTTTTCATCGTATACAAATTCTGAAAATTTGGTCTCAATCATGTATGTAAAATATATTGTCCGTTTACCCACCATTGCCGAGTTCCGTCTACGTGTTCATAAGCAGGTAAGCCATCTTCTCTATGAAGTTTGCCGTTTAGATACCATGCCCGAGTTCCGTCTGTCCCTTCAACAGCCGGACCATCTTCTCGATGAAGTTTGCCGTTTACCCACCATTGCCGAGTTCCGTCTGCCCATTCAATCGCCGGGCCATCTTCTCTATGAACTTCGCCGTTTAGATACCATGCCCGAGTTCCAGAAGGTCCAATCTTGATTTCATATCCCTTAAGGATATACCAGATACGGTCTTGATCAGAAATTTCAGGCAGTGCCATTTTGTATCTTCATTTTCTGAACGGCTTTTCGGTGTTCTTCTTCGGTCATAGGTATGCCGTTTACCCACCATTCCCGAGTTCCGTCTGCATATTCAACTGCGGGGCCATCTTCTCTATGAAGTTTGCCGTTTAGCCACCATACCCGTCTTCCGTCTGCCCATTCAACAGCAGGGCCATCTTCTCTATGGCGTTCACCGTTTAGATACCAAAACCGGGAAA